ACCTTGACACGACCTTCCAAGTCTTGTCCCGGTTGTGGTCGTGCGTCAATGACAGTTGCAATGAACCATCGGACATTATCTCCGTAGTACTCTGTCTGTATCGCTCTTGGTGTAAACTTCATGAGTCTCTCGAAACCTTCGTAACAGTCAGTACAACATTATGACTTGGGACTTTGAATGTGTGTCTTGTATTCAGAATGAGAAACTCTCCACTCTTCAGTTTGTCGAATGTTTTCTTATCCTCAATCTTTAGATAGTCGGATATTACATCGATTGAAATGATGTCACCGACACCAGCCTTTTTCTTCAACAACTTTGCACCATCGATAGTCACCTCGAAACAGTTCTTATACAACATTGCCATCATTGCAATGGTCGATAACTTACTCTGGTGTTTATCAATCTCTGACTCGAAGTGAATACTCTTCCAGTCTTTGGTGTACTCGTTTTCAGAAAGAATCTGGTGAATAATAGCCGCATCATTCTCGTGCATTGTACCAGCACCAATCACACTCCACTGAGGGTCATAGACATTCTGTTGACCCCCTCTTGTGATACCTGCACCTTCCATCAGTCCAATAGTTCTTGTGATGGGGTGATGTTTGAACTGGATATCACCTTGTCCAAGTGGGTCACCGTTGATGTTGGTAGTCAGTATAGTCGACCCCGTGGCACCACCCTGCAATGCAAGGTTGAACTGGTTCTGCATTTTAGATGCACGAAAGGTCTTGACCGCTCTCTCTTTGTCAACCAAAGAACGAGACACATCTTGTCCCTGAACATACTCTCTATTTTGGTTGTCCGCTGAAGAGTAGATGTAGTGTTCCTCTGGATTCGGGTTGATTGATGCCTTCCCCATCAAAACATCAAGTGATGAAAGGATAAGGTCATTACTGTGCATAGATGCATAGAGAAACAACGGCATCTCTGTTTCGGTCGTCGCTCTGTCTCTCAACCACTCACACGCTTCGAGAGGATTGAGGTATGGTATATAACCTTTCCACTCCGTACCCTGTTTGGTTTTGGATGACTGGATGGAACAGTTCTTACCTAGTTCAGCCACCAGACGGAATATCTCAACTTCTAGGGGAAGTCCACCCCCAATCTTTCGACTAATCTTTTTCAACTTGTTCGCAACTGCGTGTTCATCAATAAGAGTGAAGACATAGATTGAACCAGTCCCCTCTTCGTTTGATTTGATGACCGATTCTATACTAGACATCACGAAGTTTCTTCCATTGAGACCAGAGTTTTCTGGAATATCACTCCCCGAACCTTGAGACTCAATGACAATGTTGATTCTCTCACTTCCCATGAAGTTGTTCTCATCAACAAACGCATCATGGACTGCAATCGCAATCTGACCTGTGCAATAAGGTTTGTCTAAACTCTCGTAGAGTACCAGTTCGACAATGGAATCCTTGACATCAAGTTCAATACCTCGGTCAGCGGTGATTATCGCTGAACTGATTCTCCACTGTTGGGTATTTCTGGTATTGAACTGTTGTCCCATTATACAACCTCACGAATCTTACGGTAGAAGTTCTCTGCAAGTTCTTCGACCACATCAGGTTTCAACACCTTGATTTGTTTTAGGTCGTTATTCTTCTCGTCGAGTCTTTCTAAGTAAGTGACTGGAACTGCACCTGTGGGGACAACCTGAGTGTATGGGTCAATGTCTACCCACTCTACAGTCTCTCTAAGTTCTCCGTTGTCAAGTGACTCAGCCGCTCTCCTTGCTTCGGTTCGGTCATAAGAGGTCAGTACGGTTTCTAGTGTATCTAGGTTGAATGCAGTGTATGTCTTTCTCTCATAATGATGAACTGCATCATATTGAGCCGACTCTTTGAACACTTCTAGTTCGTGTTGACTACCTTCACCTGTAGGGTAACTGATGATTTCTCCTTCCAAGAAACTATTGTCGGTTGGGTTTGAAGTGTTGATTGTCGCAGTGAGAACATAGGTCGAACCTTCCTCATAAACGATATCTCTAATCTCAGCAACCTTACTCAGACGACCAAGTGAAACACGAAACCCTTCTATCGCAACTCCATCCTTTTCGATAGTCCATAAAAACTGGTTAGTGAACTTCTCGGTATCCGCAGTCAACTCAACGGTGACAAAACCATTGGTGTTGGGTTCGATAGTAAACTCTCGGTCAGAACTAACGACTGTGTTAGTGGTGTCGATAACTAACTGACCAAGGTCTAAGTTGCGTTTAATGACTGTACCGACTGTACCAGAGGTAACTCCTGTAACAACCTGACCCACACGAAACGCTTTGTCTGTCACTCCAATACGGTCTTTAGTGGTTACCATCCGATGTGGATATCTCTCTCGTGCGATATCTAATATCTCTTCTCGTTTCAGTGGCCACCCACTCTCTCTCAACTTGTCATTGAGAAGATAGAATGTCCAATAGTACTCATCCGTGTCATACAACTTGAACGATGTAGTGTCGGGTCTGTCACCAGATACGATAGTGTAGTCTTCATAGAATGACACATTCGACTTCAACTGGTCGATGAGGTCAACATAGGTCGATAGGTTTTGGAATAATGCAGACGGTTCATTATCACCGAACCGATAGTTTACAATATCAAACCCTTGGAAATATCTAGTAGTCATTAGAATCCTCCGTCCTTAACATCCGCTCTTTCAAGTGCGGCTGACTCCATGAATGAAAGTGACAAATCAACTTCCATAGGTTTGCCATCTTTGTGGAAAGACATTGCAGTCGCATTGTAGGTAGTACCAACATCTCTCAGATAACACTGTTTGATTTTTGGGGGATTCCAAATACTGTCGGGTTCACTACCCTGATATGAAATATCGATATTGAACAGTTCAGGAAACTTGTAACCCACACCAACACCTGAAACACTGAAAGTCTCTGGATAGAGTTGAGTACGAAAGAACTTGACAATCTTTTCTATTTCCTGAGCTTCTTTATCACTCTTTGCAATCAACTTGAAACTGAATGCAAACTCTCGAAGGTTGACTCTCTTGAAGAGAACCCGAGTATTAGGATTGAGAGTAACACCCGCTCGAACCTGAGCGGCCGCTGAGACCCCACCTGCGGATGCACCTAACAGATTCTTCGGATTTAACTTTGCGATTTCAGTACCAACGAGTTTTGCAATTTCATTCTGTCCCGCAAGTGCATCACCTTTAAGACCTTCGACAATACTTTGAGTGTTATCAAAGATAGCTGAACCAAGTCCAATACCTCTCTCTGCGAACCCACCAACAACACCTAAGTCTGTTCCTTCGTATGCAACATTGTCTCGATATTGAAGTCCCGGAGGCAGGTAAAGTGTCACCCCACCATCTGAGACACTCGTGGTCGGTTGTGCGGTAGAAGTTTTTCCCTCAGTGTTTCCAGAGAATGATGAGGCTTCATCAGCACTAGCACCACTATTCTGTGCTCGTGTTTCCGATGCTTCTGTACCAGTAGATTTAGACGAAGCGATAGTGAACTTTATCTTCCCTCGATACTCATTCGATGCTTCTAAGGGGTATTGTAGGTTTCCCGCCATATTTTAGTCCGATAAATAAGTGGTGAACATTTCTGGTTTTATTTATAAGGTAACCATGGCATACTCTGGAAGATATACCGTAAAAAACCCAAGTAAGTATCTCGGTGACCCCAAAGAGGTTGTTTACCGTTCACTGTGGGAGAAACATGTAATGAAGTGGTGCGATAACTCATCACAAGTAAAGAAGTGGGCGAGTGAAGAGGTTGTCATACCTTATCTATGCGAGACTGACAAGAAGATGCATCGATACTTCATGGACTTTCTGATACACTATGATACAGGTCGCACTGTTCTTGTCGAAGTCAAACCACATAAAGAAACCGAGAGACCCAAGACGGGTCGTGGTCGTTCACGCAAACAAGTGATGTCCGAAGGGTTGACCTACATCAAGAACCAAAGTAAGTGGAAGACAGCCCGAGAGTATGCACTAAACCGTGGGTGGCACTTTGAGATATGGACTGAGAAAGAACTCAGTGCAATGGGTATCCTACCCAAATCAACTCGACAACTCAAACCATTTACACGAAAGAAAGTCTCTCGTTAGAGTATAAATAAAGACAGAACATTTAGAGGAAGACTTCGTGTCGAACATTTTCAATAGACTAGAGTTACAGGCGTTCCGTGCGGGTATCACACCTCGTACTAAGGAATCACGAGATTGGTTTCGTAAGAAGGCGAGTAACCTAAGAAGCATCAAACGAGAAGACTTGATGAAAGAAGACCCCCTGAAGAGGAGGGCACGACAGGTCGTAGGTAGAATGTACATGTACTTCTACGACCCCAAAACAAAAGAGACGCTACCATACTATGATGCGTTTCCATTGTCCATCATTGTCGGACCTGCTCCGGGAGGGTTCTACGGTTTGAATCTACACTACCTACCACCCATCCTGAGAGCAAAGTTTCTTGATGCGTTGATGGACATCTCGGAGAAGAACATCGACGAAGATAGTAAGTTCAAACTGAACTACAAGTTGTTACAAAGTACATCGAAGTTGAAGTACTACAAACCGTGTTTCAAACACTACCTGTCTGACCATGTACAAAGTCGGTTCGCTGAAGTACCTGCACCTGAGTGGGAGATTGCAACATTCCTACCGACCGCAGATTGGCGTAAGAGACAGAGACAGAAAGTATACTACGATTCAAGGCAGATGATTTAATGAGAATAGACGACTTCAAATCACTCGCAAGTTCATCTGGTGGATTCGCAGTACCGAACCTGTACCGTGTTACTCTACCACCTGTCGCTGGTGCGAGTATTCCATCGAGTGACCTCAACTTAATCTGTAAGTCCATCTCGATTCCCGGACGACAGATTACATCTCAGGAGTTTGCGATTGGTACGGTCAGTCGAAAGTATGCAAATGGTTACTTAGTATCCGACATCACCCTGACCTTCCATGTAATGAATAATCATGGTGCGACTAAGTATTTCCAAGCGTGGCAGAAACTTGCACATAATCAAGAGACCTATGAAGTTGGATACTATAAAGACTATGCTGGTGATAAGACAGTGATTATCGAACAACTTCAAAAGGGTACGGGGTTCAGTTTGTTTAAGAAACAACTCGGATTCCTTGATGGTCTTCCGACCTCATTGAAACAGAGATTACCTGACTTGGGATTCGTTGACCTTGCACAGGGTGAAGTTGATATCAGTATAGGTTCGGACGCAAAGAGTGTTCGAAAAGTTAAACTTCTGGAAGTGTATCCAACGACTGTTAATGATATTCAGTTGGGTGATGACCAGAACAACTCGGTGACCGAACTATCAGTTCAGTTATCGTTCAAGGATTGGGAGTCTGAACAGTCAGACAGTCCTAATGGAAACCTATCAGACGCAATCATAGGTGGATTGATTGGTACATTTGGTTAATAAAGTGGAGTAGAAAATGGCATTACCTAAGTTAAATAGTGACCCAAAGTATAAAGTGAAGATTCCCTCATCGGGGAAAGAGATATCATTCAGACCATACTTGGTAAAAGAAGAGAAGGTCTTGATGATGGCGTTCGAGTCGGGGGATGTTAAGCAGGCAGTGCAAGCGATTGGAGACACTCTTCAGGCTTGTATCATCGATGAGATTGATGTTAAGAAGTTAGCGACATTTGATATCGAATACCTGTTCACTCAGATGCGTTCAAAGTCAGTCGGTGAGACTGCAACGATTTTGTTAAGTTGTGAGAAGTGCGAGACTAAGAACGAATACAACCTAGACATATCAAGTATCGAAGTAGATGTTCCACAAAAGAACACATCGAAGATTCAACTGACAGATAGTGTGTTTGTTGAAATGAGATACCCTCAGTTTTCTAGAGTGATGAATGAGATTGGAGAGAAGAGTGGAATCGAAGATGGTTTCGATACCGTGATTGCTAGTATTGAATCCATCTTAACAGAAGATGAGAGATACGAAGCGGACGACTTCTCAGAACAAGAACTGAGAGAGTTTGTAGAACAGTTGACTACAGACCAGTTTCAAAAGTTACTCGACTTCTTGAAAGGTATACCGCAGATTAAACATGTAGCTAAGTTTGACTGCGTTGAGTGTAAGACTAATAACGAAGTAACACTGGCGGGACTAAGAGATTTTTTATAATAAACCTCTCGCACGACAACTTGGTCAACCACTA